ACAGCGTCAGTCTTCGCCCCCGCTCCACAAGAGCCTTCGCCGCTTCCGCGTCGTAGCGGACGCGTTCCGTGTAAATCTGATCGTCGTCCTTGCAGACGGCGAAGTACAGAGCGCGGTCTATCTGTGTGCCGTGCATGTAGACTTGCATCTGACACCAGTGTTGAGGCTTGGATTCCCGCACGCCCTTGTCCTGCAACTCCTTGAACGACTTCGCCGAGTGCGTCTTGCATTCGAGAATGTGCCGTTTCGTCGGCGCTTCCGGTACGCCATTCTCAATGATGCCGTCGATGGAGCCGCTGACGTGCGCGCCGAAGTCCACCCGCGCCTGCTTGCCTCCGGTGCTGTGGATCTCGCAGCCGATCTGAGTCAGCCATGAAACGACCTTCTCCTCCTCTTCCTGCCCGCGCCGGAAGAGGCGAAGCATACGGCCATCGAAACGCTCCCACACCGCCCAACGGAACGACAGCCACAGCCACCTGTCGCAAGGATGCCCCAGAAGGGACGCGCCCAGGTGCGGGCGCGGTCCCTCGGGATTTTTCGCTATGGTGGAATCGATGAGGGCGGCGATAGAATGAAGAGGTTGTGGGATTGCTGTCATTTGTTTTTCAGCCATGGAGCATTGCTGCTCTTGGCGGCCGCTTGCGCGGGCTCGGCCGCTGCGGCTGCTTTCGGCTCCTGTTTGAGCATCGTCGCGCCGCCTTCGAGCGGTTTGAAGCCGCGAATGTCGTTCTGCGGCTCGTACTGGCCTGTCTTGTCCTCCTTGATTCCCACCTTGATCTGCACATGTCCTCCGAGCAGCTCATCCGTGTCCCGAATCCTGGTGATGCCGATGGCGCGGAGGAGATCGCCGAACTGCTGGCGTCCGATGCGTTCCGCATCCGCAGAGCGGTTCTGGATGTTCAAGTTGCCGAAGACCACTCTACCCTGATGAGTCGGTCCGGAGATGTCGCAGCGGATTTTGATGTACTGTCCGTCGGCGTTCTTCGTCGACTTCAGCTCAGATTTTACGATCGTCGCGTTGTACCATCCCGCCGGCAGGAGGTCGTACCCTCCGCTTTCAGGCAGTTCTTCAAGTGTGATTTCCTGTTCAAGCAGCGCCATCTTAAGCAACCTCCTCGATTTTGAATGTAGGCTTGCCCGGCGTCGTCACGATCGCCCTGGCAAGCTCCTTTGTCACCGCGTCGTCTGCCAGCCGCCACGCCTTCGCGTCGATTTCCGGTTTCCACCGGAAGAGCGTGGACAGATGATCCATCAGCCCTTTCTCGCGTGCGATGTCCTGCAACAGATCGCCGTCTACCTTGCGATTGAAGCGGCGCATCACGTTCACCTTGAAGCGCCCCTCCGTGGTCGTCTTCGAGCCTTCCCACTGCTCCGGGATGTCCGCCGCCAGCATCGCTTCGATCTCCCGGCGCCGGGTGACAGCTTGCTCCTCTTCCGCCTTGTACCGCAGCCAAAGTTCCAAGGCTTCCTCTCGCGTCTTCACGTGGAGGTCCTGAACCTCCGTCGAGCCTCTAATCATTCGCAACGCCTCCTATCGTCTTGATAACCGCGCCCAAGTCAGGTTCCATCCACTGACCGAGCTTCCCGCTCCGGTCCTTCGCCAGCCAGGAGCTATCTCCCTCGCACATCAGCGCCCGCTGTACCACCCCGTCCGTGTCGCGTTCGACGCGAAGAGCAAGGACCTCGTCAAAGAAATACGGCAACTGCTGTCCAACCTTGTTTCCAGGCAGAGACGGGTAGTAGAGCATCCGGCCCATCTCGTCCTGTGTTTTTTCCATTTTTGCGCTGAAGTACACGTGCTTTCCGGGCAGGTCCCTGAACGCCCGGATTAAGTCCGTCATCTGCTCCTGCATTGCCCCGTAGGCTTGTCGCGGGTCCTTCGCTATCTTCTTCTCAGTGTTCAGCACCACCTCGGCGATTTCACTGATCGAATCCAGCGCCACGCTCTGAAAGCCTTTCGCTTCGTCGGAGCCGGTCAGCCACTGATACGACTCGTGGAGGTCTTTAATGCCGGTAATCTCGATGTACGGGATATCTGTACCTGCAATGCTCAGAAGTCCGCCCTCCGCCGATAGAATCACCGGGTTCGGCAGCGTTTTAATCAGGAATGTTTTTCCCGCTCCGGCCTGTCCGTAGACGAGGATTTTCACCCCGTCAGCAGCGATGGTGCTTGTTCGTTTCAGATTGATTGCCATGCGATTGCCTCCCCATGCTCCACCATATCTACTATCTGCCGTGCGAGGGCTTGAATGTCCTCGTACCTGTCCCGACGGAGGCACCCGTCCGATCCGGGATAAATCCACTTGGAGCATACCGTTGCAAAATACATAACAATTCCTATGTATTCATGCCGACTCTTAACTGCGGTCGGCTTCCTGCTTCACTCCGCTCCCTTTGGCCTAGGCTACTCGGGCTTTTGCAGCGGTCCACAGGCATAAATTCGGATGCAACGAAGTCCTACATGGAACCACGCCTCGTGTCATGCGACGTAGTTCTCCAGATTAAGAGCGGCATTAAAATCACGATCAATCGACATTCCGCAATGCGGGCAGTTGAAAATCCTGTCTTTCAACTTGAGTCCCTTGTGTATCGCTCCACACGCACTGCACTTTTTAGATGACGGGAAGAATCTGTTGGCAACCACCAACTCGATGCCTCGTTCCTCGCACTTGTATTCAAGCTGGGCTCTGAACTTGTAAAAGTTCTGCTCAGCCACGGCTCTCGCCAAGTGTCGGTTCTTCATCATCCCGCGCACATTCAGGTCTTCGACCACTATTCGACTCGGGAGAAGATCGGTAATCTTCGTCGTCGTCTTATGCGTATAATCGTGTCGTATCGAGGCGAGACGCTCGCAAAGCCTCTTACACTTCTCATAAGCCTTTCGACGATTCTTCGATCCTTTCGTCTTCCTTGCCGCCAGTCGCTGCGCGTGCTTCAAATGTCGATTCAATCGCTTCACCTTGCGTGTTTTGTTGATGTTAGGGAATACCATCTTGTCCCCTTCACAAGAAACCACGGCAAGGTCTTTAATGCCTAGATCAACTCCAACGGAACAATCCTTGAGCGCATAGTCTTGTTTTTCGACTTCCATCGCGAACGATAATATCCACTTACCGTTCTTGTAGGAGACTCTGGGACTGTAAAACTTGCAAACATCCCTACCCTGCGGCAGTTCATAATCGGTCTGTATCTTCACATGCCCGATTTTGAGAAGGATAGCACACCCGCCCGTAAAATAAAGTTTTTCGTTCGGTTGTGCGAAGGACGGCTTACATCTGTCCTTCTTCTTGAACTTGGGGTGCCCCTTCATATCGTAAGGGGTCAACTTGCGCTTTTGCCTCTTCGCCTTTTCGAGAGTCTTTGTTGTAAACTTCTCTCCGTTTTTTTGGGTGCGGAAGAAGTTCTTGTAGGATGTCATCAAGTCGAAGAGCGCGAAGACGGGAGCCTTGGACGACACGTTGTTCAGCCACGCATATTCGTCCTGCTTTTTGAGCTTGAGAAATTCGCTTCGCAGATCGTACTCCCCAAGCAGCTTCTCCCCGTCCTCGAACTGTTTCATCTGAAGCGCAAGCCCCCAATTCCATGCGAACCGGGCCGCACCCGCATTTTGCCATAGCAGAGATTCTTGTTCCTCCGTTGGAAGGAGTCTTACTCTGAATCCTTTCATCATTCGTTGTTCACCTCCCCTCTGTGGGTTAGAGTTTAACACACAGAGATTATATCAAGGAGGCTCCGAATTGTCAAGATACATTTGGAACTGTCATAGCATTTTGCGTGTTCAATGCGGGGCGCTATTCCGCACCAGTTCTCTTACGAACTTCTGCATGTTTCCATGCAGCGCAGACTATATCTTCATCCACTTTTTGTGGAGCCGACCTTTTCGGGACGCTTGTCCCTACTCCCTCTCGGGATAGTCGTTGAACGTTCTCCTGTTCGGAGCTTCGCTGCTGAAGACCCATTGTCGCCGCACTTAGGCTTACGCCTTATGCGATCCCGAAGATTTTTTCTACTTTCGTCACCATCACGCTCAGGCTTGTTTCATCCTCACGTTGTGGTTCTTCGAGCTTTAGGGATTGCCAGCAATTAGATCGGTTGTCATCCGGACTTTCACCGGATGCTTCATGCTTGTCGCCAAGCACGGAGGGCTTTCAAAGTACGCTTGAATAGGATTTTGTCAAGAAAGGTTACCTATCCAAATACTATGTTGTTACCCACTCCTCCGGCCCGGTAATGTCGGCTTCAAAGTGGTCCGCGTCCGGGCAATTCGTACACCAGTGCCCTATTTGCTCGTCCACGCATTGCAGGATATTTGTCTCAAGGTCCAACGCAATTCCCTCCTCGTGGTATAATTCGAGGCAAGGAAAAAATCTCCTTGCCTCTCCTCCTCTGGAAGCCCGGTTCCCGCCGGGCTTTTTCTATTCGTCCTCGTCTCCCGGCAGCACGCTGTCCAAAAAATCCTTCAAGTCTTCCATCACGCCAGCCTCCTCAAAACTTCTACCGTCATTGCCAGTTGGGCAGCCAGAGCGGCAGCGCAAGTGGCATCCCGAGCGGCGGCGCAAGCGGCAGCCCGAGCGGCGGCGCAAGTGGCATCCCGAGCGGCATCCAGAGCGGCATCCAGAGCGGCAGCCCGAGCGGCGGCGCAAGCGGCATCCAGAGCGGCATCCAGCGCGGCAGCCCGAGCGTCACCGCGAGCGGCAGCCCGAGCGGCAGCCC